GTGATTTTATCCATGACAATAATCATAATATCATCATTAAGATCTCTTTTGTTTACATTAAGTTTATTAACAAAATTATTATAAGGATTACAATATTCACCTTTCACAACTTTGGGACCCATCATAGGTTTGCCAAAGAATTTCTCTTGTTTAAAATCCATAATATCTTCAAAAGCTTCTAAAACTTCTTTTTTAAAAGGAGTTGGTGTAACTTTTGACTTACCTTTGGCTAAAACAGGACCAGGAACTTTTCCATGATAGAGAAGACTGGTTGTATCTTCAAATCTTACTAAAGATTTTTTACAAGGGAGTTCTAATTCACCTATATCTTTTTCAGATTGAATAGCACAAAAAGGAGTTATATTACGTATCTTATGAATACCTTTTTCAACAATTGATAAGCTTATTGGAGTAGCAAAACCTTGTTTACCACCTCCAGCAGCATGAAAACCAATAAGAGCGTTTCCGTTAGAAACAACAGCAGTTAAAGGCAATCCACAATCACCAGGAGTGTGAGCTGCATAATCATAGCAATACCCTTTCTTAATAGGAACAGATCCTACAAACCCATCACTAGCTGTAAAAGATTGTATTAACGCAGTAGTTTCTACATTAGCAATCTTAGCTTTGTAGAAATCCTCTGTGTGGACTTCAATAGTATTAATATGTTTAAGGATATTAGAGAATTGAGTACGTTCTAATCGAATCATACTGACATCGTTTCCTAAATGAACTAGATTATATTTACTAATATTAGTAATAGCTCTTCCATTAGATTCAACATTAATATGGACACGTATTTGTGTCAAAGAGTCAAGTTTACCTAAGGAGTGTGTATTAATAAGAGCTAAATCTTCACATACACCTAAAACATATGTTTTACCTGCTTTTCCATCAGGAAAACAAGAATTAATTACATCTACTCGACGAACATTCTTATTTATACATAAAGAAAAATCTGACAAACTGCCAGTATGAGGTTTACGCTTATATTTTTGTACCATAGTATTCCAACTATTATGACTTCTAGTAGCAATTCTTGTAACAGAACCACCAGTTTGAAACATTTTCTCATAATCATTTAATTCGTC